CATAAAGACCTTATCAAAGGCGTAACATCATTTGACTTAGAGGCCAATGGTCTGCTAAGAGAGGCAACGAAGATACACTGTATCGCTACTCGTAACCTAGATACAAGAGAGGAGAACTTCTTTGGTCCTGATCAAATCGAAGAGGGTGTGGCCTACCTTGAGAGGTGCGAGATTCTAGTTGCACACAACGGAATTGGATATGACTACCCGTTACTAATGAAGCTCTATCCGAACTTCCAACTGCCCAAGTATGAGGACTCCCTGATACTTAGCCGCCTGTTCAACCCCGATAGGAAGGGGCACAGCATAGAGGACTGGGGCGTTAGCCTCGGGCATCCTAAGCCTGAACATGAAGACTGGTCTGTGTATACCGATGCAATGGGACACCGTTGTACAGAGGATACACGTATACTGACCAAGATCATCAGGCATCTGCTTTCAGAAATGGGAGACCATGACTGGTCTGCTGCTATTAAGTGTGAGTATGACATTCAATGGCTACAGAACAGGATAGAATCCTATGGTGTCCGTTTATCAGGCGAGGTATACATAGCTGCACAGCATCTAGCTCAGCTCACTGACGAGAAGGATGAAATTCTCTCAGCGTCTTTACCTCTCCTTGTTAAGCGCAAGGGCACCCCAGTGTTAAAGCCATTCACTAACGCAGGAACACTTGCCAAGCGTGTTACTAAAATACTTGGTAAGCCGGTTGATGTGCGTGGACCGTTCAGTGGGGTAGAGTTTATACCCCTCAACCTGAACAGTCCAAAGCAGCTAACGGAGTTCTTGTATAGTATTGGATGGGAACCAACAGAGTTCAACTATAAGAAAGCAAAACGTGGGGGCTATGAGCTTAACCCTGATGGAACCTACGTTATAAGTAGCCCGAAGGTCACCGAGGATTCACTTGAACCTCTTGACCACCCGGTTGCCAGACACCTGAAAGAGTTCAGAGTCTTGAAGCATCGCTTGTCTATCCTCAAGCATGTGAAGAAAGATGGTACTCCGACAGGGTGGTGCAACACAGTACGACCTGACGATCATCGTCTTGAAGCAAGGGCGATACCGTGTGGCACCAACACACACCGTTATACACATAGCAATATTGTTAACCTACCATCCGTAGGCACTCCGCACTCTGAGTTCATACGCTCTATGCTGATTGTATCGGATGGGAAAGTTATGGCAGGTACCGACGCAGCCGGTATCCAAGCCCGATTGGGTGGGCACTTCGCCTATCCTTACGATGGAGGCGAGTACGCACAGCGACTTCTCGATGGTGACTTCCATGACAATAATGCCGTAGCCTTTAGCGAGGCAGCAGATCGAGAGATCACACGACAACAGGCGAAGGCCATAGGGTATGCACTATCATTCGGGGCGCAGGTCAGAAAGATCGCGACGATGATGGGCTGCTCAATGGACATAGCCGAAGCTATTATCCAAGCGTACTGGGATGCTAACCCCGGACTCGCAGCTATCGTTGAGAAATGTATTCAAGATAGCCGGGCCAAGGGTTGGTTGATGGGGCTGGATGGGCGTAAGATATACATACGCTCACCTCACTCGTCATTCAATGCGTTGTTACAGAGCGCCGAGGCAGTGTTCATGAAGAATGCTTTCCTCGGTATTGAAGATGAACGGTGGCCTATGTTGCTGACCATGCACGACGAATGGTTATGTGAGATGGACCCCGCTAATAGAGAGGACTACGAGGCTAGTACCCACCAGCTTGCTGAGTCCCTGAACAATAGGTTTGAGATGAACATACCTATGGCATTTGACACAGCATTTGGAGAGAACTATGCAGCATGTCACTAAGTTTTTACTAGAGAAATGGTTAAACGGGCCGGGTTACCGGCGATATGTACGAGAGCTACCCCAGTGGGTGGGCTTTGAAACAACAGACAAACTAATACAGGATAAACGATAATGAAGCCGTACCAATATTTAATAGCAGTAATACTGTTCTTCGTAGGTGTGTTCATGTTCAGCGAGAAAGCTGTAGCAGCACCGGGGCCTAACGATGAGGTCTACTTGCACTACGACTGTGCCCCTGACCCTGATGATATCCATGCTATAGCAGCAGGCAGGTTGCTGACCGAGCGATTGGGTGTGACCCCTAACGTTATTATCGGTACACACGGCGACACCTTAGGTGACCGCTACCTGTCCCGACAATGCAACGAGATAGCTACACAGGCATACGGTAATGACTACCGTGATGTGGGCAACAACCATTCAGCCAGTTCAGTATTCACTGCACAAGAATGGGACGCTGTCATTGCTCGTGGTGGCCGGGTGTTCGTAGCAGAGGGTGGCCCTTCTGACTATACCTTTGATGTACTGCAGCGTATGACACAGGACACCCAGCGTGTCACTATCGTACAGCACAGCGCATACAACGAGATGTTCACCAATGCAGGTGCCCTCAACTCAGTACGGAATAACACACAGTACATCCGTATCGATGATGGTAACCAATCAGGTAACGGTACCGCTGATTTCCGTGACGAGTTCACCACTACCCTGCGTAATCAGATAGCAGGTGAGCCGCTATGGACTACAGCAGTACGGTTGTTCGGCGTACGTCTTGACTTCTCAGATACGGTAGAGGTGCTCCGCATCTTCGACATCGGGTTGGATCAGGTGAGTGGGATACCTTCCTTCCTATCCTTCATCGATGGACCAGCAGCACCGGCCCCTGCCCCTGCGGTAACTCAGGTAGGTGCATCAGTCATCACCATACAGGCTGAGAACTTTGAGACTATGCGTGGTGTTGGTGACAAGACATGGGTAACACGTAGCGAGTTAGGTGAGACTGGTATCCAGCTACTACCTGACACACGAGTGACTGCCAATGATCGATTGATTAGCGGTGTGAACTTCTGGGATCTTCCCGGAGCAGCCCCAGAGACTACCTACACCATAGATGTACAGGTTGGTGGTGAGTACAGGGTAGAGGTGCGAGCCTTATCCCGTGGTAGTGAAGATAACGGCGCTCATGTAGGTGTCAATGGAGACTTCAGCGGTGCAACGAGAGTACAGTGGTGCCAAGGTAGAGGGCAGTGGACATACAGTTCAGCTATCCGAACCGCGACTAATCACTGTGGTGTACCTGATGCTGCGAGAGCTATACTATCAGCAGGTAGCAACACGATTACGTTGCAGGCCAGAGAGGATGGGTTGTTCGTTGATGAAATCAGGTTCATTCCATTAGGTGTGACAGTAGCAGCTCCGGCCCCTACCCCCGCACCAGCCCCGGTACAGCCTGTTGTAGCCAGTACCACTGGTCAGTGTGCTGTAACTGGTAATAGCCTAGGTGCTGCAGTAGCTGCATATGAACAGCAGTGTGCCCTAGCTAGTGGTAATAGAGACTGTGACCCAGTGAATGGTGTATGGTTCTGCGGTAACTTCAACAACCCGCGGAGTGTAATACTGCCGGGTGGTGATACGCTACCACCAGTAGCACCAGCTCCTACCCCAGCCCCAGCACCTGCGCCAGTAGATACACCTACAGTGCAGATATGTGTGGCTCAGGTATGCCAGCAGGTAGATGAGAGTACAGCTAATGAGATCAGGGTTATCCTTGGACGGCCTGTAGTTGATGATGATAGTAGTGCGACTGTGTTCCGTATGCTCGACCTCCCTATTAGTGGGGTCTTGCGTACACCGACAGCTAACTACGCTGACAGTTACAGTTACATGAACAAGTGCTACATCAGTAGTGGCTTTGATCATGGTGCTGGTGACCTGACGATTGGGGGAGTTAATGCGAGAACTATCGCTGCAAACCAGAATCCGCCTGTGGGTATTGACCAAGCCGACGCAATATACAATGATATTAATTGTGGCAACGGCCCTGCTAACACTGCTGGCGATGAAGACTGGTGCCCCGGGCGTGTTGATAGCGGTATTACTGGGTGCCTTATTGCTGGCCCTGATATAAGAGATCAACTTTGACAGCCATAGGTCAGTATCTGTATGAACACCCGAACATGGGTAGAGCTTTAGCATCTGTATACTGGGGCCTTGCCCTCGTATATTTAACTAGGAAATAATATGAAAGACTTATACAAGAAGCATCACATAGCAAGCGCACTGCATAACATCAATGAGTTCATGAAAGAAGTAAGTATAGCAATTGATGAGGTACCAGCGGCAGGTACGGTTAGCCCTACCTTCCCCCTCGCTGAAGCTACCGCCGCTCCTGTCGATGTACCAACTGACATACTGTATCCGGCAGAGAAGTGCGGTGTTAACATACCGTGGATTGACTTCGGTAACGACATCGTCAGTAAGCCTGAGTGGGGCAAGATGTCCTTCGCCACCAACGGGCCTAAGCGACAGGCACTGCATCAGCTATTTGCTGTAGCTAAGGAGGAGGGCTTTAGCGTCATACGCTTCTGGCTATTCCCTAGCCTATGGCACAACAACGGTGTGTATACACCTGAGATGATTAAGGAAGCAGGTCTTAGTACCCAAGCATTGTGTGCTGCAGCCCGGGCCGAAGGTGTGACCCTTGTACCTACCCTGTTATCCTTCGATAACTGGTCTAAGGATAAGGTGAAGGAAGGTGGTGTGCAACCATACTCCAACAACACTCACTCGATGCTACTGCAAGCAGTGATCAATGCACTGGCAGAGAACAAAGAGGTAGTAGACTACGTCGATGTGATCAATGAGCCTGAGTGGTCAGTGCATAGTATCCCTAATGCAGATCCACAGGATAACATGGATGCAACCAGCCCTCAGATGATGAGTGCTATCATGCAGAGTGTATCCTCAATGGTGAAGGGAGTGGGATTGAAGTTCGGCTATGGTTCAGCCTCCCTTAAGTGGGCTGACAGTGGTCTACTTCCTGAGGTAGATGTGAAAGACTGGCATGCGTATGAGGGTTGGTCAACTAAGTACTTCCCACCCACTAAGATACCTGAGGGTAGTAGTGCTTACATCGGTGAGACAGATGTACCTTACGCAGATTGGGTTGACTTCTTTGAAGGAGGTCGATATGATAAGGTATTCTTGTGGCTCGAAACCAAGGACTACGTTAGCCCTAAGGGTGCCGATGCTGATATGTTGAGAGAAAGACTGAGAACTTTTAAAGGGGCATAATATGCTACATAAGAAAATTGATGAGATCGAAGGCGGCGGTAATAACAAGCCTAAGCTAGACGTTGGACAGACCTATCCTGCTATCATCGACCTACTGATTGACCTCGGTGATCAACGTGGTACTGACTTCAACACCAAGGAACCTAACATCAAGCGTAAGCTGTGGGTTGGCGTGTGTTTCCCCACTGAAGTATACGAGGTGGAGATGGAAGGTGAGGTTACTGAGTTCTGTCAAGTACTTGGTAAGAGCATGAACGTAGCCAAAGGTAAGAAGGCTGAGCTTGTACTCACATTCGATGCAGTATGTAGTACAGGTGAGTCTATCGCCGACATGCTAGGTAAGGCATGCTCGGTAGTGGTCAAGGCTAACGGTGCTGGTAACCCAGCTATCGAGAAGATCAACGGCCCTATACGTGGTAGTGCAGTCAAGCTACCCGAAGGTCGTGAGCTGACCATGATCACTGAAGATGATTGGCCCAAGGTAGACGCAGATGAGATTGGTTTCTTGCCTGACTTCCTGAAGCGAACCATCCGAGAGCGAGTAGGGGGACCGGAGGACCACGAATGAATAGTGGATTTCCACAATTCCTCCCCTTTCTAGGATTCACTACTGTTACTGTACCCGGTGGTGGTATCTATGTGGGTCACGAGATTGAGCTGAAGGGTCTGTTTGTCTCATGGTTTGATAAATCCATGCTGATATACGGCACTGCAGAGTTGAAAGATTGTGAACCCTTTTGATATAAGGCCAGCTCCTCCAGCTAGCAAATCAGAGTTGTTGATTGATGCAGACTTCCTCGCCTATATGGTGGGGAGTCTGTCCCAGTCTAAGACTCCGCTAACTACAGCCGATGCTGAATTCGTGTGTCTCGATGAGAAGACAGACACATGGGTTTACATCGAGCCGGAAGGACTGGTCGACTGGAAAGTAAGGAACGAGATTGATAAACTCCTACAGAAGTTTGATACTGATAAGGCTAAAGTGTATCTCACAGGAAAGAACAATTTCCGTGAGGACATTGCAGTTACAAAACCCTACAAAGGAACTCGTCAATCGCTTAGACCATATTACTTTACTCACATCCGACGGTATCTTGTTGACCATTATGGTGCCGAGGTGGTTGACGGGTATGAGGCAGATGATGAGGTCAGTATTCAACAGACTAAGGATGACCGACCCACCATCATAGTGAGTAATGATAAGGACCTGAAGAATACACCGGGTTACTTGTACTCCAGTATGAAGGATGAGTTGTACTTCGTCACACCTAAGTATGCTGAGTATCATTTCTGGATGCAGATGGTAGTGGGTGACACCGTGGATAATATCCCGGGTATACCCCGCCGTGGTAAGAAATGGTTCGAGGCTGTCTGTAAGTTTAATGATAACCAGATGGACGCCGTCATCGGTGAGATATTAGATCAGTACATGGTGAAGGATGAGTCTGGTAAGTTGATGATAGAGCAGGGTAACCTACTGCACATGCTGCGTTATGGTGAGAAGCCTAACGAATGGGGACCTCTGTATAATCATAAGGCTAATGAGCAAGCGAGACAGAGTCACCTGCATAAAGACCATGAGGTAATAGTGCTATGATCTTAAGTATCGATCCCGGTAAGAAAGGTGGTGCTGCGCTGTGGACTAACAAGGGTGAGCTGGCTAGTACATACCAGTTCGATTGCCCTAGTCACCCGCGGTTCCCTGCCTATGAGGCTATTAAAGCCTTCCAAGACTGGATACCACCCAAACGTACCACTGTGATGGTGATCGAGGCGCTGCCTGATTTCCGTACGGTGGGTGCAATTAAGCACAAGAACACTCAGGGTGCCACATGGGGATCACAATTTACTGGTGCTGGGCTACGTTGTATGCCCAATGACATACATGTAGTCGAGGCACGTATGTGGAAGAAGCACTTCGGGCTATCATCAGACAAGAAGGGTGCATTATCACTGGCACGTGAGATACATCCAGAGTGTGATGGTATATGGTTAGAGAAGAATGACGGAGTAGCAGAGGCCATACTGATTGGTCATTACTACTTCGATAAAATAAGGGGTAAACAATGAGAGCTGAACAATTTGATGCTGAGATGCGGCCCGTCATGCCGTTGGTTGAGTACGACTATGGCGAGCCTATCCGTATGGGATTCATACCCGACACACATAATGACCCAGACCACAAGTCTGACTCACTAAAGGTAATGCGTACCCTCGGTTCACTCTTCAAGAAAGAAGAGGTGGATGTGATAGTACACATCGGTGACTGTAATGACATGGCTAGCCTCAGTATGTGGGATAAGGGCAAGCTGGCATTTGAAGGACGCCGCCTGACCCGTGACCTACGGTTCAGTAAGGAATGTTTGAACACATTCAAGGATGCATTGGGTGACAGAGTTGACGAAGTCGATATGTACATGACTGAAGGCAACCATGAAGACAGACTGTATCGCTTATATCGCGATCATGCTGAAATGAACGGAGCATTTGGTGATGACCCATTCGGATATAAAGAAAGTGGCTTTGATGTCCATCCTTATCTGGCTATGCTTGGGATTAATGGTGTACTTTTTTCTCACTATTTTCAGAATCCTAACGCAATCATGGGTGGACCCGTATCTGGAACTATTGAGAATTGTCTGAAGAACCTAGGTCACTCGTTCGCAATGGGGCACCAGCAACGATTCGCCTATGGCCAGATGCACAGAGGTAACGGTCGTATAGATTGTGGACTGGTTGCTGGTGCATGCTACATACCAGACCACAGTTACAAAGGACCACAGGGTAATTCACACTGGAAGGGTGCTATTATCCTCGACAACATGAACAACGGTTACTATGACCTACGACAGTACGGATTGAAATCACTTATAAAGGGGTACTACGGATGATGGATCAGAAACATTACGAACTTGACACGAGTGTGAATGAAAAAGCGGTACTTAATTCAGTTGACGAAAGGGCTCGCCGGTTTAACGGCGGGAAGACTCGGTTTGATTTAGTTGACCCAGAATTTGAAGAGGGGGTAGCACGTGTCCTTACATTTGGAGCTGATAAATATGGCGAAGACAACTGGAAAACCAGTTACAATACAGAACACCATGAAGAATTTGTCTCTGGGTGCTACGCTAGCTTGCGTCGTCATCTGCATTCTATTCGGAATGGTGAGTGGCTTGATAGCGAAAGCGGTCTTCCACATATAGACCACGTATCCTGTAATGCGATGTTTATCAGGTACTATGAGCACGACTAATGATGTACCTTACCCACTTCGAGAACATTGTACGAAGGATGTATGGGTGAACAGTGAGCAGTTTAGAGAGGCTCTCTTAGTAGTTATAAGAGAAAGAATAGCCAGCCGAATTAAGGCTGACATTGATCTTGGGGACCTAGTACTAATACGAAGTCTCCTTACAAACAAGGATTTAAAAATCACATGAAGAAATTATTATTAGCATTACTACTGCTGCCTATCAGCACGATGACTGTAGCACAGACAGTTACTGAAGAACAGGCAGACCACTATAGACAGATACTGGGTGCTCCTAACTTCGAGACTATCTTTATGAAGGCTAAGGTTCATCACCTGAACGGTGTAATCATGGTTTGTATAACCATACCTGAAGAAGATGGTGGGTCGTTAGGGAATTGTTTCTCTCTGCATAACATAGCAGATGGGGTAAGGTTATTAGATGAAGCCCGGGAATGGGCTAAAGAAAATGACCCGGCGCTACTAATAACGCCGGATGATTCAGCCCAAGGGGCCTAATCTACATGCCGCTTCACCTCCTTGTCAACCTTGTGACGTAGTATAAGAGCTAGCGCCGGTTTAACTATCGGCGCTACGTTTTTATTCCAAGCATTGGCTATACTTTTACCGATTGCTTTCCACATTCCTATTCTCCACTATGGTTAATTGCAGTGCTGTAACCGCCTCTGATAACTTATCAGTAGATTCGGCTGCTTTCTCTGCTATCTTACTTCTCTCTTCTCTATCTATTCTTCTTTCATCTCTATGCTGCTTTTGGCTCCAGACTATGAACCACGCTAGTGCTGCGCAAACTAGTGCAGGGAAACCAAAATCGGCAATCAACTTCCATAAAGCAAGATCAATTTCCATACTATGACCCCTTACTTATACTCCGCACGTACAGCAATAGTATTAATGATGTACAGAACGCGGCTAAGAACAGGACAGTCCTGAGTACTTCAGCTTGATGTGCGGTCACTTCACCAGTTAATCCGCCGTAGGACATCACAGTAAATATCAGGGTAATAACGATACCGATACATTCACTCATCAGCACATAAGAGAGTGGTCTACATAGTGGTGCCGTACCGTGCCAAAAGTTGTGGGCCACGAACGCTGTGAATACTAGGGCACACACACCTAATATTATGTTGAATGCGTCTAAGATACATCACCTCCTTCCTGCGTCTCCGGCTCGGTTTCTATATCCGTCGCGGTTTCAGGGGTTGGGGTTGAGAGTATCGTAGTTACTTGTGCGATATGATCGGCCTGTACATCTAAGCTAATCAATATCTCATTCAACTCTTGCATAACCTGATCACGTACTGACTCGGATAGTCCTAGCTGCACCAGTACATCAGGTACCTGCTGGGAAACAACTATCAACGTGGCTGGTTGTAGTTCCTCAGGCATCGCCTCTACCGTAGACATCACACGGTCGTAGGTATCATTCAATGCACTTCGCTGGGCTTGGAACCCAGCCTCTCTGGCCAGTACATCTGAACTCGCAGGGTCAGTGGGGTTCAGGAAGGCACCTATTACTTTATCCTGCCAAGCATGGATACGAAACTCAGGCGTCTCAGCCCGAGTGAACTCGTATATGTGTTGGAAGAATTCTGTTATTAATGTTTTCATTAGTCACTTACTCTTATAATTGTTGCTTGCACATCATGTACACCTGATATCACCCCGTCAACAGAAGGACGGACATTCAGTGTGTAGCTTCTTTGGACACCGGGGTCTACATCTACCACCCTTCGTAGTACGAACGACTGACGTTGGTCGGTTGCAGCACCACCAGTTCCGAAGGAATCCTTAGGTTCTGCCCTGAAGGTAACCAGTGCCGCACCATCATCACGAATCATTGTCAGGATGGCATCGTTACCTGTGTTATCGTGCGACCACTGTCCTGTGATATGGACTTCATACCTACCGCCAACAGGATTAGGTACAGTTGATATCGTGGTAGCCACTTGGCCTGCCCCAGTTCCATCGGCTGTGGCGAACTCATTTACAAATGGTGCCTCTTGGAACTCATACCCATACGGGTAAGTCCAGCTCACCTGCCCACCTAGCGGACCTACGGTAGGATCAGCACTGATTACCTGACCCGGTAGCGGAGCAGCCTCTGGTAGTACTATATCATAGATAGCACCGCTTGCATTAGGCATGATCCTAACTACACTGGTACCTTGAGCTATAGCTACACCGTCCAGAAATGTAGTACGTTCTGTGAAACTCTTGAACCCATTGACTACCTGATTGGTGTCCAGCAGTACCGGATCGATAGCCTCTAGTGCATCAAGCCTAGCGTCCTGAGCATCACCATCATGGCTAGCCGCCTCCAATACATCCAGTCTAGTATCCTGAGCAGCACCATCATGGCTCGCCGCCTGTAGTGTAGCGATGTCCGCTGAGTTGGTGCTGGCTGCCGCCGCATTGGTAGCTGCCAGTGTGGCATTAGCTGCAATGGAAGCGGTCAAGGCAGTAACATCTGCATCAGTATCACTGATCTCAGTGGCTAGGGCTGCTGCATTATCTGCAATGGCCTGTGCCAGCGGTGAATCGTCGTCAGGTAGCTGAGCATTGATCGCTGCAATGTCTGCCGTGTTAGCTACAACCCGGTCATTGACATCCGTGATGTCTACTTCCAGACCATCCACACTCAGTTCCAGTGTAGCGATGTCGTTAGTTACCTGCGTGTCATCATAGATGGTGTCATTGTCAGGTGCAGCTTCCAGCGCATCCAGCCTAGCATCCTGAGCTGCCCCATCATGGGAGTTAGCTTGCAACGCTTGGATATCCGCCAACACTTGCGTATCATCGTAGATGGTATCGTTATCAGGTGCTGCCTCTAGTGCATCCAGTCGAGCTACTAACGTACTGTCGTCATCCGTGGGGATGGCAGCGACGGCGGCTTGCAATGCAGCGATAGCTGCGGTGTTAGCTGTGTCGTCATCAGTAGGTATAGCTGCTATCGCCGACTGTAGAGCAACGATGTCAGCCTGTACCTGCGTATCATCGTAGGTCATGGCACCTATAGCTTCGATAGCTGCAACCCTAGTCTCAAGGTCACTGTCATCGTCGGTAGGTATGGCAGCCAGTGCTGTCTGTATTGCTAATAGGTCAGCCTGTACCTGCGTATCGTCGTAGGTCATAGCACCTATAGCTTCGATAGCCGCGACTCTGGCTTCCAATGCAGTATCATCGTCAGCGGGTAGAGCTTCCAATGCATCGAGCCTAGCATCCTGCGCAACCTGACCGTTGGTTATAGATTGGCTGAGTGCTGTGATACTCTGGCTAAGGGCGGCAATATCGGCTGAGTTATCAGCGATGTCCGAGTCCTGTGTAGCCTGCTCTGCATCTGTGGTTGCCTCCTCGGCAGTATCATTCATCTCTTCCGCTGCGGCTGTTGCATCCTGTGCTGCATTAGCTGCCTGTGCTGCAGCATCCTGAGCCTGATCGGCAGCCGCCTGTGCTGCTTCTCTTGCTGCAATGGCCGCCGCTACATCAGCGGATGTGGCAAACGAACCTGTGCTCTGTTGGCCCGCCGCAATTTGTGCTTGTATCTCTAGTATGGCAGCGAGGGAGGGGCCACCACCAAAGGATGGTGAGCGACCGCCTTTACCTTTCTTACCTTTTTTATCCGAGTCACCGAATTTCATTAGCTATTCCTTATAAGAAATCTTTGTACTTGCCTGATCTGAATACTGACCATGCTTCAAACCCTTGCTCATCGAACACCAGCTTTGCTGCCCTGACATTAGTAGCAGGGTCAAACAGTTCGCTGTTATTATTCAGACCGAGCTTGGTCCTTCGTTCTTCACCAAGAAGGAACCCTTCCCGGTCTATCATGTTGATCTGCCATAGGCCGTATGAATCATCACCAGTCGATCTGTCATCGTTCAGTGCATCGGTCCTACCTGACGACTCAGCCATAGCAATAGCTGCCATGATCCTAGCCTCCTCAGGTTTAAACCCACCTGACTCAGCCAACTCCGCAAGTTTAGGTTGTGGAACTGGCTTGCTAACATCTATAGCTGGAGTTGTTACCGGCACCTGAGTATCATCTACCTCAGGTGCTACTGACTGTGGGTCGGGGGTTCCCTCCAGCGGCGGCGGTACGAATGAGTTCTGATCTGTATCATTATCTGGATCAATACCGTTATCTAACTTCTCGATCTCAGCTTGGATACGTCTGGACTCTTCCTGTAATGCAGCCCGCTTACCCGGGGCACCGAACTCCTGCAATGCACTCAAGAACCTGTTAGGCTCAGGTACATCAAAGTTATCTGATGTCAGTCCTGCAAGGAACTGGTTACTAGCCGTCAGTTGATTGAATGCTGTGACGTTATCTGGATACTTACCAAGTAGTCGCACCGAGTCCATGTATTGTGGCCACGGAATTCGTAACATCTTTTGGTTAACATCCTTACGAATCTCATCAACTCTGCGTAAGTCGTCAGCCCGCAGCCCTTTGAAGGCATTGGTCTGGAACTTAAACTTCATGATACCCTCGTCATTCAAGGCATCAGTATCTAATGTCAGGAATGTACCCGGGTTGTTCTTGAAGAGATCATTATCAAACAGGGTCTTGTCAGCCACTAGGTCGATGAATGGTTTCATGTTCTCAACCACTGACCTCTGAATCTCCAACTCAAACTCAGGTATAAGTTGTTGTAACCCATCGTGTTCTGCATACACCTCTTGCAGTACCGGGTTACCTAGGTTAGCCATGAGTATAGCGGTAAGCTCTCTCTTACGAGACTCACCCCATAGGTTGGGATCAATCGCCGCCTCGATTAGGCCGAGTGCTTCTGACTCATCACCAGTGATAGCTACGTTAGCTAGTCGATCCCGGAATGAATCAGCAAGTGCGATACCCTCACTCTTGTTGTTATCCATGTAACCAACTACTGCACCCTTAGTGTTCTCACTAAGTTGTACAATGAATTCTACTTCATGGTCGAAGCCTCTATTGAATGCATCGATCTTAGCATCAATAACCTTAGGGTTAAGTCCGCTCTTAAAGAGAGAAGCACGTAGCTTTTCAGCACCTTCATCTCTGCGCTTGATCAACTCAGCGATAGCGGTACCTTCTCGTCGAGCGTTCTCAGCTATCTGCTGTTCACCGATGATAAACTTCTGATCGGCGGCTCGCTTCTGTGATGCTGCCCGCTCCATTGCGTACTTACCCTCAATACGATTGCGTCGGCGGTTAGCCTCAAGGGTTTGATTACCAATCTCAGGGGCACCATTCGCCAGCTTCAACTGGTTGTCAGCTATAGAATCAACCTGCTTAAGTAGATGATCACGTACCCCGCGGTTAGCTGAGTAGTTAGCATTGATCTCGGCCTTAATACGTGACCGCTCTGATTCAATGTTGGCTACCGTAACCGTCTGGTTTATGTTCGTGGGGTCTCCACCGGCATTACGAAAGTCATTCTCGTATATGCCTTGTAGCTGCGATGTGTAACTAGCGAGGTCTACTGCACCTGTGCTATTAGCAGCGTTGGCCCTTGCACGTGATGTCTCCTCGTCATTGTTGGCGATTGCATCATTACGTTTGGTGTCTTGTACCAGACCGAACAAAGGACTCTGAGCATATTCTTCAGCCTGCTGTGATACAGACAGACCCGGTGTGAATACAAACCCTGAGTCGAAGCCTTCCTCTACTACCTTCTTAGCTAGGAACTCTTCCTCTTTCTCAGCCACATCTTTTTGATTCCGTATCTCAGCTACTGATAAGCCTTGACTTGCAAGACTGATACCGAAGGCTTGTGCGATACGTGGTGCGGATACCCTGCTCCTACCTATCTCACGTTTGAGTGCCATTTGTTGTTCAATAGCAATACGGAGGGGGTTATTCAACCCATTCTCACGAGCCTTAGCAAGTATAGCTGCCGACTCTTCACCAGAGGCGGAGAGCTTGAAACCCTCCTCCTCAGTTATCAAGCCTTGCTCAGCAAGTTTAATACCTTGCAACTCAAGCTCCGCATCAATACGAGATGTAGCCGCTCGGTCAAGGGATTCTTCCTCGTCATCCTTATCAAGTAAATCTTTCACTTGACTGAAGGTTTGTGACAACCCGCCTAGTAGGCCGGTGACTTCATCAGGTGCGTTGAGGGGCCGCTGGGTTTCGGCAGTGTTAATTGCATCTGCAAATGTTTGAAGCATATTAAAATCCCGAGTTAGTTTCTATCTTCTCTGCCTCATCGTATAGGAAGTCAGCATACGGGGTATTAAAACCCTTCAGCTTCTTCTTAACGGTGGTCAGTCCTTTCTCTACAATCAGTTCTTCATCTGACATCATGGCTTGGATGTAGTCATCGAGTGCTGTGGTTCCGTTTCTACCGGATACACTTTCAAGCCTCTTGTTAGCTGCACCCCATATCACTTCAAATGCTAAGTCGTGATCGGCGTATGCCAACTTGATAGCCGAGGTCAAGGCTTCTGCCCTGTCCAGCATCTCTGATCTAGGTAGGTCACCACTGTTCAGGGCACGTACCATGAAGATCAACTGGTCAGCCATATCGCGGCCTGTCTGTTGAAACTCCCGGTCACTACCTTGGGTGAACTTAGAACTACTACCCCATTCAGACCGCAGCTTATAGTAATCACCGTAGTCATCAGTGCTTGCACCGATAACTGCTTTGGTTACTGCATCTGCTAGGCTTGCCTGTACCACAGGATTACCGTACCTGTCAGCATGTGCGCCAGTAGCATGGATGATCCTACCCTGTAGGGTATTGTTCAACGCTGGTAGTAACTTCGCAGTCTCTATCAACGCTGCATAACCCTTCTCATCGAGGGTGAATCCATCAGCCTTGGCTATACGCATCATGTTGTTCAGGCCGTTAACACCTGTGTCAATCAGGTTACCTGTTACACCTATGTAAGATCGCCAGTCAGCTTCAGCACCTGTCAGCACATCATGCCCTAACTTCACAGCCATAGTAATTGGGTTGGTCACTCGACCACCCTGATCCAATGGCACACCAATGAAACCGAAGTCAGCGAACACACTACCGAATGGGCTGAGTGTACTGGACAGTGTAGTGTTAGACTCAGTACCAGTGACTGCTTCAACCAGTGCATTGTAGCCTAAGCTATATACACCATCGGTAAGCACCTTCTTGGCGATAGGGTCTTCAGTTAGTCCTGCCTTCTCTGCTTCTTCTCCGAGGAACGCTTCGTAACCCAGAGTGGTCAGTGATCCTGCACCGATACCCTTAGTCCCGAAGGCTAAGGTATTCCATGCCAGCATCCTAGCCTTAGTGGCCTTATCAATACCGGGTATGTCGGCTACCATATACTGCATCATCTTAATAGTGTGACTCTGGAACTGAAACAACAGTGACCAGTTACCTGATTGGAAGTTAGCCTTATTCACCTGCCCCATGTTCTGGGCCAGTATGCTGGCATCCTCTCCCAACTTGTGGAAGTCACCCTTGTATGTACCGTCGACTACCTGCTTGTTACGTGTGACAAGGAAGGCAGCCAGTCTGTTAAACTGCTCACCCTTCTCGAACCCGATGTTAGCTGATATGTCTGTGGTACGCTTAGCTGTCTGAGCTATACCTAATCCAAAGCTATTCTTCAGCGGTTCATCCAATGCGGAGTTACCAGCATGCTTACGGAAAGTAAATGCAGATCGGTTCATAGACTCAAGGAACTGGTGATCTGATATCTCAAGGATACCTGATCGCTCTACATCATTGAAGATGTCTATAATCTCTTGAGGCTTGTTGCCGGTCAGCTTAGCCCATATCTTAGCCTCTTTCTGTACAGCCTCTGGATTACCACCTGCCACCTTCATGGCGGCTATAGCTCCAGTATCCATTACACCACGGCCACTGCCGTAATACTGAGTGGCATGCTTGACACCACCGTACATGAATCCACTACTGGACTGCATGAGTGCTTGCCGGATAGGTTGTAGTGCAATGTGGCGTATGAAGTTGATACGCTTAATGTCACTTACCCAATCTCTAGCTGCTGCGGCTGATGCTCTGGATATAAGATTGTATACTGCAGCAGTCTTACCCTTACCACCTAGCTTACTGGATTGCTTAGCCATGTCTTCGGAGAACCTCAACACAGTCTCCCGCAAACGGCGGTTGATCTGGTTATCAGTGAAGCCAGCCATTAGTGCTATCTTATCTCTGTATATCTCTGCCTCTTGTACATTGCGCAAGGTCTTGGGATTGGTATTAGGCGGTGTGATCTTACCACTCCAAGGGAAGCTGGTAGATCCTGTGTCCCTACCGTAAGTACGCATCCACTTGTTGATACTGTAATTGATCAGCTCATTAGTACCGACGGTATTCGATACAGTGAACATAGTCTCTTGCAGTAACTCTTCAGGACTCTTCAGTGATTTCTGTACAGAGGCGTGTAGATCATGTAGATCTGCTCGCTTGTAGCTATGACTGAGGAAACCCATCTCACCGAGGTTCTTAATCTCCTCGCCGATAGAGTTGGTAGCACCTGTGTTGACATTCTCTTTCGAGAGTCTGATTTCCAATCCATGCTTGTCTGCATACGCTCTGGCTTCAACCGGGTCATCACTGACTCGGATAACCGGACCTTGATCTTCGACCATAGTCCCGTTGACACGGATACTTCCGGGCTTATACACCACGAACTTGGTATCAATGTTCCTGCCGAGGTACCCGTCAATCTTTCGTAGTACCTGTGCAGGTAATGGTAGTAGTCGGACGTTGCCCTTATCCACTGCAATGAAGTTAGTGGCCTCTTGACCATCATCACTCTTGCGTAGTAGGTGAGACTCAACATAGTCTACCTCAATACCTTTGTCTTTCAAGTAATCAATATCTACGATACGGTTCTCTTTATCGTACCATGCAGTCTTGATACTATCTATATCGTCTACCTCTTTGACGATAGTATCGGTACCATCTGACAGACGCATGTTCTGATAACCACCGCGCTTCAATACATCCCGGTACACATCGTTACGAACACCATGTACCTTGTTGTAGAAGTTACGCACTGCATAGTACCCACGTCGTTGACTAGGGTTCAAGAGAGTCTTGAGTTCATCACGACCGTACTCTGCACCTTGAGCTTCCTCTTTCTTGAGTACTCTCCACATACCATGTAGGTCTTTCAACCCCAGTCCCTTGACGGGCTCGATGGTGTTGGTAAGCTCACGACGTACCAGTCCAATAGTGTTACTGGCTCTGGTTACCGCACGAGCCTGACGCTCAATGTAACCTACAGTTGTATCCAAGCCATTAGTTAGGCCAGGAAATATATCGAGTAGTCTATTGTTACGGTTGAATACATCCTCACTTGTAGCCAGATCAGATCGGTTACGCAGGTAATGAACCTGAGCCACATACTCTGGACCTGTACCATCGGGGGTGTATTCACTTGTGGATGGTTTTAACTGTAGTATCTTGAAGTCATCGAAGTCTTCCTTAGGTACGTTAGCCGCTACGAATTCAGCAGCTTCTTCTGCAGATTCAAAACCAATGCCACTCTTCTTAGTCAAGATGTAGTCTGCACTCAGGCCACGACTATCATCTAGGTTCAGTCTGTAATCTTTAATCGCTACCGATTCAGAGTCATCGAACTTACGTGCCAGTTGTTCAGCACCCCGGTTAATCTCAGCATCGCTAGCTATATTTCTGTTACTTGCAATATCCGCTATAGCCTCAGGGGTTGTACCCTTGAAGTCATGGAAGATACCTGCATCTGATCCTTCACGGGTAGCTACCTTAGTACCCACGTTGAACCCGTGGTCTACAAGTGCTGGCCCACGCTTAGAGTTCTGAGCACCAGACTTAAACACTATGAAGTCTTCAGCAACAGCTTCCGATGATGTACCGAACTTACGTGCTGCTGTCGGGTTACGAACCAAGTCCCGCAGTATCTCTTTGGAGAACAGCGGTGCCCTCTCTGCCACTACGGCAGCCGGGGAACTACTCGGCACACCTGTCACTGGCTGGCCCTTTGGCCCTTGCAATGGCTTCGGCACTGGTAGCAGTTCTTCACTCCGCGCTGGAGTAGGTAGCTCAGTGTCTACCGATTTAGATACTGCCCTTTTATTAACTGCCCTAGCACCTGCGCGAGTCACAGCCTTAACCGAGTTGATTGCTGTGGCACTGGTGATAACACCGAACAGTTGCTCAAGGCCATTGTTGTTAGCCTTGATGTGTGCCTTCATCCTACCACCGAAGATGGAATGGATCGCATCAATCATGTACTCAGCGTCTGAGCTGTTGTCAAGGAAGATACCTGAGTGACCGATTGCATAGTCCTTCATACGGTCTATGACTTCTTCGTGCTCCTCGGGAGTCATCTTCGATATAGCGTCTGACGCTGCCTTGATACTATCCTTACCCGATATATCAAAACCCGGGTCTACGATACCAAGTGAATGCTCAATCATGCCGTTGATATTCAGGCCACCTGACTTCAGGAAACCAATACCACTAGTCAGCATCTCCACACCACGTTCGAGGTATGGGATGGTAGGTTCTGTACTGGCGCGGATAGCGGCGGTGGCATTTGCAAGTGCATCACCCAGTCGTCGCTCGTCGAGTAGAGATTCAGCTACAGCTAAGTGTGTGCGTAGCTCTGCATCATTGTCATACTCATCCATCTCAACTGCTGTGAGTTCTTCTACAGCTAGGTTCTCAGGGTGGGCACCTTCAATAGCGCTGGCTTGGATCGATCCGATTACTTCAGACCGGACCTTAAGTGGTAGGCTTTCATTCCGTGCCACTTCAGCCATCATGGGGGTAACTGCATCAAGACGTTCACCTTCTTTCGCCTTTGCTGCCTGCTCCCTCTGGAGTGCAAGGTCAGCCCTACCAGCTTCGCTTAATCTACTTTCATCAACCGATTCTAAATCGAATGTCAGTTGTGAAAGGTCGCGAAAGGTATTATCCCTCTCATCACCAAGCGGGTCAGCGGGTGACTCCGGCTTTGGGAACGGGGGTATGTCGTCTATTGAAGTTGGTCCCATGATATTCCTTTTAACTTAATGCTGTGAACAGTTCACTGGTTCCGCCAGTAGTAATTGCTGCTGCTACACGGAACCCTAATTTACCTGCTGCCTCGAATCTACCGGCCTGTCTCTGTCGAGAGTCAGCCTTCTCCAGCGTCCTGTTACGGGTGATATCTATATCACTCAGTTGCTGTTGGTTAGCTACTACTGCATTGGTTTGGGTCTCAATGTTACCGGCTGCATTACTCGATGCACTACCTCCATCTATTAACCCGCTACCAACACCTAACGCTCTGACGCTAGCCTGCTGCCTACGGAGTGTAGCCAGTGCGGCACGACGGGTTGCTATGTTAGCTACCGTTCGTCTCTGCCGCTCAAGACTGTTGGCTTTTTTAGTGAGCTTACGTGCCTTACGTCGGCTACGTGCCCCTAGTATAAATCCTAATGGCATTAGGTTTCTCCCATTACTGATCCATCAAGTACCCAACCAGTTAGGTGGCTGTCGTTATGACCCTCTGATTCCCAGAGTAATCTGAACTCTCGCCCCCTACCCCGTAGCTTAATCTTGGCTACCAAGTTGGGTTCACCTCTATCATACTCTGTATCATCCCGGAAGTAACTACGCCGGAACCGATAAGTCTGATGAGGCTTGCTGTACTTATTCTGATGGTCAGCGTTGAACCAATCCCACTGGGCTGTCACTAATGTGGAACCCGGGATGTTAGGTGATAGGCTACCATCGTCTTCTTCTATCGTGTGTGTAGTCACATTCTTATTGTGAGCTACAAGGTACTGTATCTGTGTGAACCTGCCACCATCCCCAATCAACCAATGGTTGGTCTGCATGAAGGCTGGCATCGGGTCACGTTCAGTACCATCGGTGCTGCTGTCCAAGAAGTCAGTGAAGCGTAGTGGATGTGCTGACACCCATTCATCAAACCCTGATGGGCCGAGCTTAGCTTCCACTGCCCAGTCCGAAGACAGGGGTGCATTGAGTGTGAGTACATCAAAGTTCTTGGCTACTACTAAGTACCGGAACTTATTGTAAGTCTCCACATCTGCAGTGTACGGTATAACCACCATGTCAACTATCGTGTAGTTGTCAGGGAAGTCATACTGGAACCACGCATCATGCAACCTGTGGTAGGACAGCATGGTCACACCGAGGTCATCATTGACTGTGGTGCGTGCTATCATGTCGGGGAATGCCCAACGTACTACCAGTGTCTCTGGATCATAGGCGGCTAGTACCTCTCGGTTCTCCGCTACTATCTCATCGTACCTGATCCTGATCTTCTCGTCGGTAAGTGATCTCAAACCCTCGGGGGTTATAATCAATATACCTTCATCGGTAGCCACGTGAACTTCGTTGTCCACTACTACCCATGCACGGTAGCCAAGTACCTCACCGTTGCTGATCTTCTGCACACGGAAGTCATCGGCTACAAAGAACCCACTCTGTCCGGGGCTGATCCTCCAGATACCATTGTCGGTCAGTACCAGTAGGCTATCCTGCCACTGTACCAGACCTAAGTGTGTACCGCTATCACTCAGGTTGATGTACCCACCATCGGTAGCAACCAATGCGCTATCGAATCCATCGGTAGGGTCGGCTGCCGCGTAGCACATAGACTCACGACATATGCCGCGGGCAATGGCTGCACTAGTACCTACATCCACCTGCTGGCTGTAGTAGATACGGGAGTGTCTGTCCCCGCCCTGCCATAGGCGGCCTGCGAAGTACTCACCTGTAGCTGGTCTACGATCCTGCCGGTGGTTGTACCGTGACTCATTCAGTTGTATCTGGTGAGGGAAGTAGTTCGGACTGGGGTGTACATACACACTCTCCAGTTGGAAGTTACTGTACCCGTTACCACCTATATATCTGTTGTTGAACACTGCGCTCAGTGATCTACCGTCTGAGCCCTGCACATAGTCCGCATCCAGCATACCGCTGAAGCCACCCTGAAACGTAGTACCGTCAGGGGCTGTGACTGTGTAGGTCAGGTAGTGTATGAACACTGCGAGGTTCTGACGTTCACCACCCTCAGTATGAACCACCCGCTGATCGAAGTCGAACTGTAGTTCTATACGGTCACCGAAATCACCAGTGATTGTAACTGAGTCTGTCATGTTGTTGGGTAGGCCAACCAATGAACCAGATGGGTTCACCGTGCTGTGTCTGACCCTAGCACCCATAGGCGGGTGTGACTTGTTCTCCCGTGCCTCAAGCAACTGGGCGAACGAGAATGTATCCCCACCGTTCTCGTCGATGATCCTGCCTCGCAGGTATCTATCGGTAAGAGCCGGGTATAGTCTGGTACCCGGTGGTACTGTCACAACTGAATCGTTCTGCGACAGGTTGGTCGGGTCACGGCGGGTGTAGCCTTGGAACGATTGTCCAATGAACTGCCCCACACCCCTAGCATCCCATCCGGTGTTACTCAGGTTGAATGATCTGCTGGCTGTAATCTCTTCCGTGATAGAGATGGAGTCCGGTAGTAGCGGCACACCCGGTCTGTACTCAGCAGCAGGACCTTGCGGTGCTATGCGTACATCAGGGTTGACACTCTCGGTGGCTCCTTCGTAATCTCTGATCCATGTCCCTACTGGAGTGGATCGGAACCCGGCAGGTAGCTTCTCTACCTTGATAGGTCCGGTGGTGATATGGAATATGTACAGCACACCGTTGCCCTCGGCGTAGGTGCATGGCTGTTGGATATCCCTCTCAATGAATTCGTGGTACTGCCCGAATAGCCCGAGGTCTAACACGTAGACTTCATTCTCCCGCATGTAGGCGGGGTTCTCGTGGTCTATCTCGTATAAGTACACCCGACTGTTACGTTGCTCCACCAGTATGGACAGGTTATCTTGCCTGTCTGGTGTGCGCCAGATGTATCCAGTGGATGCCGAGCCATTCTCCACACCTTCATGATCAGGTCGGAGATGTTCCTCTATGACTGCCCTACGTCTACGGCGTGTACCATCCCGGCACAACTCGTAGTTGGACTCACTGAGGTTGCTCTGTTCAACATGGGCTAAGTCATTACCGTCAGTTACTAACCCTCTGACGCTGGCTGAGTTTGTTTGACTGGTTGACCGTAACATTGTTATTCCTTGTTGTGTTCCAGATTATAATCGTTAATCTTCTTCTGCATTCTACCGAGCCCGGTGAACATACCTTTGAACTCTTTAGGCGGTGTGCCACCGGCTTTGTTCTTTACCTTATACAATCCGTTAGGTAAGGTTACTAGCTCAAGACCGAGATGAGCGGTTGAAGCTGCGCCCTCTGCCGTACCTGTATCCGTAGGTTGGGCGGCCTTGCCGCGGCCTTTCCCGCGTGCTGCCTTCGCCTTGGTCGAGTCCGTCGAGGATGCCTCCGAAGTGTCGGTTACGGTGTCCTTGTCTTTCTGCGTCTCTGGTTCTGAAGGGGTTGTTGTATTGCTTTTGCTCATGGTGTGCTACCTCTTTTATCATGTTCATATACTGTGACAACATCTTGAGTGGTACTGGTGGGATGAAGTCATCTTCCATCAGGAACTCTGGTATTACATATGCGAGCACCATTGATGCGTCGTTGTGTAGAGTGTCGTCGAACTCTTTATCTATTGCATCGAATACAATGTACTTGTCGTCGAAGGTAGTGAAGCAACGAGGTCCACGGTCAGTCCTGTAAGGGACAAGTATATTATCTGATAGGACATTAGTGCCCATTACATTTTGATTCAATCTTAACTGTTCATCCAAGAAGTCTGACTTGGTGAGCTGTCGTATTGGTTCCATATATTCTGTACCGTCGTTACGCACGTGACGGTATCGGACATCAGCGATGTCTGTTGCACACTCGGGTATCCGCATGACGGTAGCCTGTGTGATGTCTGACAAACCTTCCAGTTGGGTTAGTTGTTCAAACTGTGGTATTCGTTGGTAGGTGGCTAGCTCAATGAATTGTTCCTGAGCAAGCAGGGCTACCTGTTCTGACTCTTGAGTATCACCAATATGGTTTACTAAGTCGCTGTCCATGCTACTCAGAGTAGACTGAACAATCTCTAATAGGGTCTTTCTTTGTAGCATGGACTTGCTCCCTTATTTACCTGACGGTCGTTTCATCGGGTTGCTGAACTGCTTACCACCCTTAGGCCCACCGCCTGTCACCCTGCCACCTGTGCTGTTCTTAACAGACATTGGCATAGGGCCAGCGGCTACTGGCATACCGGGTTTACCATTCATCATGCCACCGGCCATGCCAGCAGTCATGTTATTCTTGGTTCCCTTAGGCATTACTTCTTACCCTTTTTCATGGGCTTCTTTTTCATGACCTTCTTTTTAGCGGCCTTCTTCTTAGCGCCGGGTGGCTTAGTTGCTTTGTATTTACCTTTTGGCATTATCGTTTAGTCCCTTGTCGAGCTTTCTGTGCTTGGGCTAGTGCAGCCTCTGCACGTTTCTGTACATCTGCCTGACGTTTCAATGTGTCAGCGGGATTGAAGATACGACCATCATCTAGTTTTAATGTCTGATTCTTTGGCACTATTTCTTACTCCCTTTGGTGGGATCTACAGTAAACTTCTTCATCTTCTTCTGCCTTTCTGCCTCTGCTTTGGCTTTATCCACAGACATTGCGCCAAAGGGGAGATGCCCGAAGGCACCCCCCATCTGGTTCTTAGGCATTACGGCTGGGCTGGGCCGGGTAGACCGTCGCCATCTGGATCAAGGAAGTCCACGTCAGCTACGAGAGCGTTATCGCGTGTGCGGTGTAGTACACCACCATCCGCCATACTCTCTGCACTGAGATACTTGATGCGTACGACAGCAGTTTCACCTGCGCCTACACCACCAGTAATCTGAGTAGTCTCCGTGATCGAGATATCCGCATCCCTTGCGATTGCCCATTCACCAGCAGCCGGAGCTACAGGTGGTAGGGCAGTGACTACGGCATTCCGATCTTCAAGTGACAGTGCAACAGCAGCGCCAGTATCAGAGTAGGCAGCAACTTCAATTACGAAGTCACCTTTCCGTAGCACCGAGAGTGCATCATCTGCGAAGTCTGCAGTCAGGACAGGGAACTCATCCCCATCTAGTTGCAGAACAATCTGTCGCTCCTCTGCCCGGACTGGCCGGTGCAGTGGAACTCTCTTAGTGGTAGTACGCGGACCATAGCTGGTAGCCGCGTGATTACCGTTCGCCTGCTTGACGATAATGTGCTGATTAGGATTAGCTCCCATTATTTATTCTCCTTAGAATCTATCAATTGATGTCAGTACAGTACCCAGTGACTGAGCACGCTGTAGGCCAAAGCCGTATCGAGCAGTCAGGTAGTACACATCCTTACGACGTGGACCATCTCTGTAGTACTCAACCTTAGGCTGTCGACGCCATGCGCTCATGTATGGAGTTACCATATCATCAGCTACTGACATGAACTGTGCAGCGTATGCGTTAGTAGCAGTCTGAGGACCACCAGCAGCGGCAGCACCAACTGTAGCTACGCCACCAGTAGCGTCGATAGTTTCACTATCAATACGTGGTAGGCGGTTAGAACAGTAGACATCCCATCCGAAGATGTTCCGTACGAAGCGCATGTTCTTAGCGAAGCCAGTCTCAACCATGCCCTCGAAGTGAGGGTTGTTGGAAACGTTGACTAGGTTAGTCAGTCGGTTCAGTGTCAGTTCTGTAATCGGATCAACGATACAGATCATACCTTCCTCTGGAACGTTGGCCTTACGCATAGCGACTTTCATGTAACTGAAGTCGTCGAGGGTTAACTCGCCGTTAGCACCAGACGCTACGAAGCGGTGATGGTATTCGTTGATCGTGTTAGGATCACCTTGGATCTGACCACGTTCGCCAGTTTCAAGCATAGTGGTTTCATATACTTCCTTCAGACCGTGGAGCATTTTACCCGGAGCTGCAGCTTCAAGCTGTTCTGCGTAGTAAGCGTCTTCCATCAGTTCGTCAGTGAAGTCAACACCTGCACCTTTGTGCTGGTCGATCTCTAGTGTGATGCGGCCAGTATCAATAGAGGCTGTAGGTGTCTCTTGATCTTCAACTACATCTTCGATCACTACTTCACCGAAGGTCGGGATGTAGAGTGTGGTTCCATCAGGGAAGTCGGACACGTCACGTGCCATACCTTCCGGCAAGAAGCCGTCATACAACTCGTCGAGGATAAGTTGCGAATAGATATCGCGTCTTGCTAACGAACGAGTGTTGTCAGTATTATTACCAGACATTCTTTAATTCCTATTGTTGTGTGTTCAGAGCTGCGTCCATTCGGCGCTTAAACTCTGCACGTTGGTCTTTGTTACTACGCATGGCGACATACCCACCGCGCTTTTCAGTTGCGGGTGGAGGTGTGCCTCCTGCTAGTGAACTTGTCTTCGTTGGGTCAGGGGACCCTCTCTCATTCTTAACGGGGATGAATAGTTTAGCCCAAGCTGATGGTTGTTCTTTGGCCATCTTAACGACCTGTTGAACGTTCATCCCAAGAGACTCACCTATAGAATCAATCTTAGTAGAGAAGTCGTCACCGTAGTTTTCCTTGGCGGCGGCTATCGCTTTATTAAGATTATCTTCTTGGGCTTTCTCTTCGCTTTGTGCGTTTAACTGATTCACCGCTGCTGTGACCAACTCGTCCTTACTAAGAGGTTGTGTATCCTCAGTTTCAGTCTCGGGTGGTTCTTGGTTATCTGTATTGTTTTGCTTCATGGTCTCAAGCAGAGAGGTCAGGTCATCTTTGTCAGTTACCTTCTTCTCGATCTGATCAAGTCGATCAAGTAACTTACTTGAGTTCTCGACGTGATTAGTGTTTTCAGTTTCAAGGTTCGCGATGTGCGCGTCTTGATGCTGTAATTTTTTGGCTAGGGCTTCAGGTGTGAATACCTTATCACCTACGATGATACTTCCATCTTCAGTAACTTTCGCTGTCACGTCAGTTGCTGTTTCTTTGTTTCCATCGCTAAACGATTGTGTCATGGTCTACTCCAATGTCGGGTTGCTCACTTGCTCTTGAGATATGGTGTCATCGTCGAACTGGCTTTGAGCTGACGCTTGGAATTGCGCAGCCTCCAACTGTTCGATAATTCCACCAAACTCTTCATACAAGCCGTCCTGATCCCCGAAGCCACCAAGCAATCTGTTATATGCTTTAGCTATCTTCTTAGCAGGAAAGTGCAATTGCACGTCAGGTCTTGCTTGCAGGTTCTGCATGAACTGTGTCAGTTCTTGAACCATACGGGCTTGTTGTGCAAAGTGAGATGCACCTTTAGCCACAAAAGTACCTTTGTTCTTCAGGGTGTCTGGTTTGATATCTTCAAAGATATCTCCCTCTGCCTGAGAAACTAATATGTTGAGGTTCTGGTCTAGCTTACGTCGAGCCAGCTCCAGTTCCGCATTGACCGTCTTCTCTAAGATGTCGGCCTCAAACTTCTCGATCTTGTTCTGGAACAGTAGAGCACCTGCATCACTGAGAGTCTGGACCTCAAACTTAGTCTGCTCTCCCGGTACCTTGATACCGGCTGCTGATCGTGGCACACCTGCATACTCCTCCATCTTGCGTTCCAAGATTTCAATCTCGAACTCTGCATTAAGGATAGAAGTATCTGGTGCTACGTTCCTGACTAGGGCTCCTGTCTCGTGAGAGTAGAAGTGCTTACTGCCGTCAGGTTGTGTCTCTACATCATCAATGCCAGCCAGTACCCTGTCGGGTCTGACAACATCATCGAGTATGTCTGACTTACTATTCTGTAAATGATTAATGCTGTACTGCATACCAGTCAGGTTAATCAATGGGCTCATACCTAATAGACTATTAGGGTTGTCCCTCCACGAGCTGGCGTATATATAAGGCTTGCCATCCCATGTTTCGATCTGTTCGTTGAGTAGGATATACTTCCTGTCAACCACGGTGATCATACGGTTACGCTGTAGCGTCATGGTGTCGATGTCGTATATCGATCCGTAGAAGGTCAGGAACTCTACAGACTCCGACCGACGATAGTAATCATCGTTGGAACCGAATCCATCGTACTCCTGATACTGCCACTCTTCGTTGAAGACTTCACCATAGCCGCGGGCATAGTGCCTGAACTTCATGGCTTCCGCCAATACTGAGCGGTAGTCTTCGGGTAGAGTCTCGTCTTCCATCTCCAGTGCTATGTCACCATAGTTCTTGATTGACTGTACGATCTTCCAACTGTCGTGGAAGGAACGTGCCCTACTATCAAAGGCTATGCGGTCCGGGTCTATACGCCGTACCTTAGGACCAATGTATGCTTTCTCTTTGAGACCAGCATCATTCTCCTTGGTAGTCTCGGATACCCACACCACTTCGGTGAAAGCCATATCCTCGATCCAATCTCTAATAACCTTTGTGATCACACTGCGGTGATCGTATAACCTGTGTCGGTTACGGATGTACTGTTCAATACGGTTACGCACCGTAGCCTGTGAGGCATCGTTGTCCTCAGGGGTGAACTGTACCCAACTATCATTAGGCAGTAATGCCTTAATGTAATGTGCTTCTAATGTGTCAGCAATCTGCGCCAGCTTAGGGCGGTGAGTGTTATGACTCTGATCGGTGACACTGTTACTAGTATCATTAGTACTAGTGGCGTGTAGGAATCTCTTCACTTCACTGACATCATGGTTGCGCTGTACATAGTGACCAGACCATCTGTGGTTCTGCCACATGTCACATATGCGTACTGCGAGTGCATCCTTGTGATCACGCATGACCTCAAGTTGCTCGATACTAATAGTACCCATGTTATCCATTATCTTCTCCTACCGCCGAACTTATGATGTGCGGCTAATTGTATTACCTGTTCTGGTTCAGACCACCGGTTGCGGCGGTTAGCTGGTATGATCAGTTCATCAAGTGCCATAGTAATGACATCGAGTAGGTCATCGTGTGATGGCCGTTCCTTCATGATCTGTTCTTCAAGTTCTGTCGTCCAGCCTCCTTGGCGATGGTAAACTGAGCCCTGCTCATATTTGGGAATCGTAATAGAAGCATGCCGTTCGTGTTTAGAAATACCGCGAGGAGCAGGCTTACCTTCGATACGAATGTTGTAACCATCTTGTCTCACCATGTCCTTTAAGTTTTCGCTGAGTAGTTTACCAGCGTTCTCTAATTCTATGTATACCCGTCTGAACTTCCATTTACGGTAGAGGGCTATGATCTCGTCATAGTATACTTGCCTCTTGTCTGTTTGAAATTGCTGTAGGTCAAGTATGTAGTAGTAACCATCATGGTCAACCCCGACGACTGCAAGAGCTGTATAGTCGGCCTTCCTAGCATTCTTGCTAGCTGCGTCTGTGACAGCGACATCGAGACAGCAGATGATGGACAGTTGTTTCCCGTTGTAGGACCAAGTGTTGCTGGACTTATCATACAGTACCTTACCCGGGTTGTAGTATTGGAACTGGTCACTGGTGATGCGGTAACTAGTAGGATCATTAGGTTCCATATAGTATTGCGCATAGAATGCAGCAGCTTCGCCATTGTTTACATACTCCGCTTTCTTCTTAGCAAGGGATGCCCTCCCCCAACCGAACCAGTCTTTCAACTTAGGGCTGAAGGTGCGTGGCCACAGGTATTCACCTGTCCCGTCATCTCTACTTTCTACCTTATGGATAATAGTCTTCCACAGGGGCTTAAGACCCAGACTCTCTCCATCTTCTGTAAACTTCTCATACTCCGCTTCACCCCATATTGAGTATTGGTCAGCGGGGTGGTACGTAGTGCCCACGGCTGTCATGAGCGAGTTAGTCTTTGCTAAGCTCACCGCCTGTGCTGCACCTGACCTTACTTCCCGCCGACCAACATTTGTATATGCGTTCTCTGGTACAACCAGATCGTCATACATAATCTCATCAGGATGTCGTCCTACCTTACCTGATTTAATAGTTTTACACGCAATAGTCTCATCCCGTATGTTTCTTTCTTTGCGTAATGGGTGATCTACGTTAATAGCCATACCTGTCCACTTGTCTCGTCGCCCGGCTTCTCTATAGAAGTGATCAGGGTAGACACCTTTAAACAAGTCACTATCGAATATGTTCTGCATAAACTGCATCTGCAATTTCCCCAAGTCCTCATCTGCCGTTATATACAAGATAGTATACGCGGGGTTGCGAGCTATCCGCCATGTTGCATATGTTGCCAGCATTACGGACTTGAGGTGATCACGTGGTATCAGGGTTAAAAGGTTAGGGGTATTATTACCTCTATCCTCTTTACCCATCTCAGTGAGTATCTCTTTGTGGATATCACCGAACATAAAGTCGGGAAGCATGTATCGAGCGTATGCCCAACAATCGTTATTAAGTAGCTCCGCTACATCTGTGGTTGTTGTTTGCATGCTCCCTCCTATCTATGAGATTATGCTACTGCTAAGGAAGCCTAATCTTTGTGGGGCTTGTAACTCTGTCATAGGGTAGCCATTGAACTCGTTAACTGACACCAAGAATATCTCGGACAGTTGGGTCTCTGGTTCCCGACGTGTTACTGTAGGCGGTACGCCATCATGTACCGAAGACAGGTATACTTCTGATAACCTAGTCTGCGGATCTTGTCTCTGTACAACTGGCGTAGTAGCCTCGTTTACTGAGGCTAGGTACGCTTCTGATAATCTATGTATGATCATGGTAGAGGTGGTAACTCATTCGAGGTGATACGGAAACCCAACTCAGATATACTATCTGCACTGACGTTAGTGGCGAAGTATCTGTACGACGGATCGTCAGTAGTCAGATCTTCCCATGTACGTTCCTCAGTATTTATTGCCGAGCTAACATTTAGTACTGCTACCACATTCTCGGTAGAACCCTTCGTACTTTCAACCGATACCCGCTGTGCAATAGTAGGGCCACCGACTGAGTGGGAGGGTTCAGTGAAGCTAAGCTCTAAGAACTCACCTGCTTCATCTGCCAAGTAGAATGTATCATCATCCTGATCCGATAGTGCTGAGATACCGAACGGTGGTGGTGTCATCGTACTGGCTGGGTCTTCAACCATGTTTGCTGATGTCACCATCTCTGCACGGTAGTAGTCAGGTGCTGTGCCTGCTGGTGTAGTCCACTCGTCCCATACTACGATGTCCCGGAAGTACAGTTCATACCCCGGGCCACTAGTGATCAGGGAGTTAGTACCTTGGAACGTTGTGCTAGTAGCTGTTGATATCTGGAAGTTAGTCATACTCCACTTCAGATCACCATTGATGTATAGTTCCACCTGTGCATCTGCTACGGTACGGACACTCTGCCCACGAACTCTGAGAGTAACGGTGTATGCGAACCCGGGTTGAAACTCTATGTCGAGTTCCTCGAAGTTACCAGTGTTACCCCACCATCCGATGAATGTGCCGTCATCACGTTGCCGAACACCTATGGATGTATTGTTACCACCACCATCTAGTCGTACGAAATCACGCCCGTCATCTATATTAGATAGGTCGGTGTTAAAGGGTACGAACATGAGCATGGTGGCTTCTACAAACTTGAAACCCGGTGAGTCATCCTGCACCAGACTTAGCCTGCCGCTTGACTCTCCGAATCTAGCTGCTATCCAGTTCTCCGTTGGTAGGCCCGGGATAACTTCATCCTGCCTGAGGTTAGCGAAGCTGGAGGAGTATGCACTACCTACGGCTCTATTAATTTGGTTAATGCTGGTTAGCCCGTTGATGGCTACGGCCTGTAGTAGATTCATTACGTGTCTCCGTTAAATAACATCGTGGCACTAACGCCTTCTGCATCGCCGATTGTTCCGCTACTCAGTTGTATGATACTACCTGCATTGATCTGCCCGCCGCCGAAGAATGCTTCCGTGGCTCTATCGTTGCCGGGGGTGATTACTACTGATCCTCTGTTCACACCATCAACCGTGACACTGAGGACTAGGTTGGCGGTGGTAGGCGGGACTATAGCATGTACCTGCATCGAGATTAGGAATGCATTCTGCCCCAGTGGGAAACCAGCGAGAGTGGATGCGACGGGTAAGTCCGTGCCATAGAACGAGAATGATTTCTCGAATAACTCTGCAGTAGTGGTTGGTGTTAATGCATCAATCTGAGTCTGTAGTGAAGCTACTGCCGCAGCTAACTGAGTAGCATTGGATGTGTTGCTATCGGATAGACCAGTGGTTATGGTATCGATCTGGTCCTGTAATATCTGTCTCTGCCCGGCACTGGATAGGTTGGTGTCCTGAACCGCAGTGATCAGTGTGTCGATCTGAGTCTGTAGCTGTGCCTGCAGTTGGGCACGCTGGGCAGCGGATGATACGTTGCTGTCCGATATGCCGGTGATGATTGTGTCGATCTGATTCTGCAGACCGATGACAGATCCCACACCGTCGATGAGGGCGAGGTCTGCCTGTGTCACCAATGAGGTTGGGTCATTGGGATCGGAGACCACATTCGCTATGGAGTGTCCGTTCATGTCGAGGTCCAGTTCCATCTGGTTGATCTGTGACACATCGTCGTCGGTCCGGTCGACTCGCTGTAGTGCATTGTCTAGGGCATCTCGGATGCGTACCAGTTCAGCATTGAGCTGAGTGGTGGTTGGGTTCCCAGTGAATTGGGTGGGTTTGTAATTTGTCGTCATTATTGGTTTCCGCTTGGGACTTCGAGTAACTTAGCCCTCAGGTCGGAGAGGTCAGCAACTTTCTCTTTTGATTCTTTTACTGTCTTGAGCTTCGGCTTCTTGGCCTTCGCTGATCCTTTACCCCCGGCGATGTCGCCCTTGGTGGAGTAGTTGAGGAGGAATTGAGCACTCTGCTTATCCCCGCCTATGACACGGTCACGGAGTACAGCCATTGCAATATTGGCATCCCTCATCGCCATGTCCTTCCGCCATTGGGTGAGACCTGTGAATCCTCGCTCGGAATCCCCGGACATGAACCACGGGCAATCCATTAGCTTTCGCCAGTGTCCCATGCTGCCTACGAGTTTCATCGCTGCATCGTATTCCGTCTCGGCGGACATGTAGATCAAATAAGCGGAGGGCAAACCATTCTTCTCATAATCCAGCAGGGTGAGGATCGGAGCCTTATTCTTGTCCCGTGAGGTCTCAAGAAAGAGGCTAGCGGTCCTTCGGGCACCACGGCTGTCGAAGAGTAGGGGGTCGCTGGGATTTGGATTAATGGTATGCTTCTCGCTCATTTGAATATTTTCCTTTAGTGTATATATAATAGTAGGGGCTTAGGAATTGTGATTTACTGCTCGGATTGAAAATAAATTTAAAATAATTTCATTTCGCTGGGATTCTAATCCCCTACTATATTATATGGGACTCGGGGACTCGGGGCTCTCGAAGATCGAGATAGAGATATAGATATAGAACATAACATGGTAATTACCTGATATATATAGTACTACCTATCATAGGCGGTTATAGGTGATTAACATCCCCACATATCCCCGCCTACTACTACACCTAAGTCATTGATATCATTCGATATTCCCTCCTGACTAATATCCTACCAATTTTATATAGAAATTTCCGAGGGGTCGGTCCCCTTATACATCCGCCTACGGCCCCCTCCCCCACCCTTTCTGTGATACACCTCTCATATCCGGGCAAAAGTACTTGACATCCATGTGTACCATGTGTTACGCGGGCGTGTTCTGTATACGCGGGTGGACTAACCTATTCCCGCCTATCATTCATACCGATCACGTCTCATTCCTGACATATCTCCCCCATATTCCCACAATTGTGATGCAGTTCCTATCTTCGCCCATTCCGTTATGGTATCGCGTGTGTGTTATTCCTTATATCGCGTATAATGCGATGTGAACCACCTCACACTTATGCACCGTACTGTGACATCGGTCACAAATAGGCGGGGATAGGCGGTTATTTATGTGACGTAGGTCTCATTATCACCTGCATTTGGGGCAATCCTAGCGAAGTGTGACGGGATTAACAGTAATTAATATCCAGCACTGCCATAATTCACCCATCGCAGCAATCTCAGCGATACGGTTTGACAGATGCCCTGCCCAGCATAGGCTGGGGGACTCCCTGTACATTCCTGCACCAAATCCTGACAAGTAGTCCATGAGCGGGTAACGAATTGAGGACATAGGAACCAAGAGTGCGGACTAAATCCGCCCATGCCACTCGACTACTGGTTGAGTGTAAATTCCAATACCGAACTGTGAGACAGTGCTATATGCGAAGTAGCTCACAGCTAGGGGCGGTCGATATGTCAATTGTGTAAGCGCGAGTAGAACGGGTAAAACTGTGACGCCCTTATCAGTTCGGTATTTGAAACATTTACTCTCTAGCGAGAGTGTGAACAGGTACACATTCCACACTGGAGTGTAGACCTACATCACACTTTTAATAGGAAATCTGAAATGCTTAACATTAATATAGTAAATGGTCAATCTCTTGCAGATCTCGTGACTCGGTTCACAGATGAGAAAGTAATCACTGGCGAAACTAGCGACTACTTCACATTTGTAGCATCGCAGGTTGCGGCGTATCGTGATACAGGCGACAGTAACTGCCTGAATCTGGTACTATCGGCGGGCAGAATGAGACGTGCGTCACTACTCACAACACAGATTGTGAAAGCGTTCTCAACTCATAAGTTTGGTGCTAACGGAACCACACTAATCGGTAAAAGTGTGAAGAAGTTGGCATCTAACATCAATGTCACCGATGAGCAAATTGTGGAAGGCATCACAAAATTGGTTGATCGGTACGAAGCTAAGGCCGCCAAGTCGAACGCTAAGCGCAAGGCTACGGTTAAGGCGAAGCAGGAACAGGTAATTGAGGAAGCCGTCACAGAAGCTGTTGAGTCTGCAACGGATGAGACACCATTACCCGCAGCACCCGAGTTGCAAGTTGCAGCTACGCCAGATGAGCACTATGCCAAGATTGCGGCACATATACAGGCTTTGCTTGATATGGGTGAGTCAGTCGAGAGCATCGAAGGGACTGTTGCGCTTGCAATAGTATCGCAGGCACAAGCTAAGGCCGCGTAGTTAATAGCCGTGATGGGCATCACAATAGTGGTGCCTATCCGAGTGTTAATTACTGAGGAGTATGACATGAGCACAACTAAGGAGCAGTTCGCCTGCTTAAAACTGCGTGCTACTATGGCACAGAACCGCAAGGTTATGAGGGTATTGCGGAATACCCTAGAAGCTATTGATAATAGCTATGCTAATTGGGTGTCTGAGGATTTTAAGCACAACACCAGTCCGGCAGCGGCACGTAATGCTCAGCGCTGGCATAAGTTAGCCGCAGAGTTAGACCGCCGCGAGCGTGAGCAGCAACGGCACCTGAATAGTATGGATATCCCCGCCAATATATGGGATGGTGTACTGGCAGTATAGGATTGTGGACGTAAGATAAATCACGTCAAGTCTGCCCGCTATATCAGCGGGAAGTGTGCAGCGTCGTAACTGTACCGTCCACACACAACCACGCATAGCGTGACGCTGAGTGAACAGCGTTGAACCAAACACAGGCGGCAGGCTGTAGCCTAAAGACCTGCGCAAGGGATAGACACAAGATGGGAGCGAGTGCTGCCCATAAAACCAACGTCATCCCGCCAATAAACCACAGTACCGGGTCAGCATCGCATTGATAAAGCGATACGCTGGCCTGTTGCTGTGCCTTTTAACCCTATAAAACAAGGGATTTTTGTTATGTTCAATGATAATTGTGGCGAAGTTTACTTCCTGTTGCTACTGATTTGTCTGTGGGTGGCGTTATGAGTAGACCACAAGGTATACCCAATACTTGGGACAAGACAGTATCCAAACTGACTGCTAAGCAAAAGCGTAAGCGCAAGAAGCAGTCACAATTCAGTAAGAAAACTAGACAAGAGTACTATGTACATAGGTAATAGACTATGAAACTACGACAACTAGCTAACGAACTGTTAGATATCAGGTGCCTACTGAATGACACCAACACTCCGCTATCAGTGCGGGTGTTCCTTCAATCAAGACGCAGTATATTACTGCAACATTACAGGAATAACTATGACAAAGCGTAACAACAAACGACACCCGAGTACCATTAAGATCGGGGACATACCAACGGAGCATCAACGGTACGAACAGCCATGCTCCGCCTATCAACCCAAGCTCCGTAAGCGTGACCATTTCTGGATGCTGACCGACGAGGCAGATAACAGACGAGAAGTTATGGCACAAGCTAAGCGTGACCAACGTATGCGTGAGGCAAAGGAAGCAGGTCAGCGTATACGTGATGGTATAGCTGAGCAGGAGGGCGCACGTATATCATGAGGATTCTAACCAAACTATTTGGTTGGAAGTATGTGCTTGTTAAGCAGAACAACGCTGCTTACAAGACACACCGACTGTACCAACTGCCCGATGGTACTCAGTACATTAAAACCAACGGGTATATTATATTCACATCACAACTGGATGAGGTAAGACCACATGAGTAATCAACAGGTACCACCTGACCTACAACAGGCACGGGATGAGTACCATAAATCCAAGCAACGATTGCAACAGCTAGGTATACTGGAGCGTGACGATCAGCACATACCTGACAACGTGATCAAACTATTCAAGGGTGACACCAATGGACAGGCGTAAGAACTCACGCAGCAGGCATGAACCTATGCCACTCGACCCACCAGAGCAGCGTAACGCAGATCGTGTGAAGCTGGAGCAGGTAGGTAAGCAGGTGGTGGCACGGTTATCAGTGGTAACTGATCAACTGAATCACGCTAGGCTACCGAGTAAGGCTACCAGACTACGGTTACAGGCAGAACGGAGGGCATTAACAGATGATGCCGTCGGTATACTGTCGCAACTGGTGAGCCTATGAGCCCGCCGGATACCAACATGACACCGTACCAACTAGCACATGATGCAGAGGTGACAGATGAGAACGAAGGTAAACCAATACATGTGTCATCGGGTGATAAGGAGTGGGTTATCATCGGCTACTATGAAGCATCCGATGGGCACATGTGTATAGATATAGAGGAGCATGAACCATGAG